CTGAAAGAAGTTGCATTAGAAGAATATAAATACTGGGAACCTGAAACTATCTTGATCGAAGCGAAAGCAACTGGTATGCCCTTAACACAGGAGCTACGTCAATTAGGAATTCCTGTAGTAACTTATACGCCTAGTAAGGGCAATGATAAGCATGTACGTGTAAACTCCGTAGCTCCCCTTTTTGAAGCGGGACAAGTATGGGCTCCTGACGAGCGTTGGGCAGAAGAAGTTATTGAAGAATGTGCCGCTTTCCCTTATGGTGAGCATGACGATTTAGTCGATTCAACAACACAAGCGTTGTTGCGATTTAGACAAGGTAACTTTATCAGTCTAGAATCTGATTATGTGGATGAACCACGATACATTGAACCGAGAGAATATTATTAATGGTACAAGGACCAGTAGATTTAGATTTAGATATTTTTCAAGAACCTGAAGAGTTATCAAAACTTGAGCAAAGAAAATTATCAAGACACGGCACTTTAACACCGTTTGATAGACCGCCGACCGCGGCTCAAGAAGCAACGTCACAGTTTGTTAAAGACTATGTGGCAACACCTGCTTCTCAATTTATAGATTATTTAGGAAAAACAGAAGTATCAGATGATGAATACTCACCTCTAACACAAACAATTGCTCGTTTAGCAACCCCTATCCTTGATTATTCACAAGATGCGGGACAGTATTTGGATGAAACAATATTAAAAAATATGCAAAATGCTGATCCTGACAACAACCCATATGATTTACTTTACGGCGTTGTGGGGCCATTAGCTTTAATTTCAAGAGGAGTTCTTGGTTACGGAGAAATGATCGCTGAACCATTTGCACAAATGGCCGCGAAAGCACAAGTAGGAGAACCTATTACTGGTTTAGATGTTGCAGGAGGGCTTTTAAGTGCCGCGGAATTATTGCCATTAAAATTTGGTTTTATAAAAAAAGCAGGTGCTGTCAAAACAAAACAAGCAGTAGATAATATTATTGCACAAAATCCTAATGTAGAATTAAAAGATATTAACATAGCTGTTACAAACAATCCGTCTTTCTTACAAAATGCTATTAACAATCCTGAAGCAGATTTAAATCTACGTTTTGCTAAAGGACCAAAACAGAAAAAATCTGTTGCACCTACAGTAAAAGATTCAGAGGTTGTACCTGGTATAAAAATAAAAGATTTTGATGAATCATTATTACAAACAAAACCTTTAAAAGATACATCATTAAAAAGACAAGTTACAAAACCTGAATTACAAAAAACAAGAAAAGAAATATCTCAAAATCTTAAAAATTATTTTACGAAGAAAAAAGATTTTACAAAAAAAGATTTAGAACAAAATGTTGTTACAAATATTTTTGAAAAATCATTTAATAAAGTTGGTTTACAAAGATCTAATTTAGAGAAAAACATAAGAGAAGATTATGTTAGATTAAATAAAACAATAAATCCTGAAACAAATAAACCATACATTGATGATCAACTTTTAAAAGAAATAACAGCTTATCAAAACAAACGAAGAACTTTATCAGGTGCTATAGCAGACAGAATAAAAGCAGGAGACGAGGTAGCAACAACAAGAGCTTCAGAGGCAACAGAATTTTTAGGTAAAAAACAAGAAGGTATAGATACACCTATTCAAATGAATAAAATTGTTTTGTATGATCAATTAGCTAGAGCGATGCCTGATAGCTATAAAGCAGGTATTTCTGCAACAAGAAAAAGAGAAGTCATAACTGAGTTAGTTGAAAAGAATCCAGAGTTAAATAAATATTTAGGATTGCAAAGAAAAGTAGACGAGGACACATTAGCTCCAGAGCCTTCTGGAATAACAGAGACAAGAAGAAACGAAGTTGAAGTAGAGTTAAGAAAAAATTATCCCGATGAGTTGATAGAAGGCGTTACAACTAAAAAAGGAGATAAAAAACCTGATTTCTTTTTAAGTGAAAAAAAAGATGTGGCTTCTATACGACAAAATCCTACCTTTAAATTTTATGAATTTTTAGCAAGAACGATGCCTGAGACAAGCATGCAACAAATTTTTAAAAATGTAAAAATAGGAGACCCTGCTGATTTAGCTAACCCTGGTCAACGATTATTTAATTCTTTTAAAAAATTAGAAGATATACGAAAAATAGTAAGTCCTAAAATAAAACCTTTATTAGAAAGAGTATATGGAATAAATAATCCATCTGTTCAAATAGCTCACACTTTTAAATCATCAAAACTTACACCACCAGAGGGCATAGGTAAAAAAGAACCTTTTTTAATGGACATAAATCCAGAAGAATTTATAGCACAAGGTGTTAATCCTGATTTTTTATATTTAGATATTTCTCCATATAACATAGGTATTCAAAACTTTTTAGAGGGCTCTGCAACAAAAGCTTTACGAGCTGGAGATGCTGCTGAGTTTGATAAGATAGATCAACTTATGACAAACGTAGGTATAAAAGGAATGGTGGATAATGTTCCTATAGGAAAACAAAAAAAATTATCAACTAAATTAAGAGCTATTGTTGCGGAGTTAAGAAAAAGAGGAGATCCTATTCCCGAATATGATGACATTATGGAAGCAATAAAAATACTAGAAACTTCTGGTCCAGAAGGATATGCTTATGGTGGTATGGTAGAAGACGATTTAAATATTTTTGAAGAATCAAATAATGACCTTCCCGAAGGATCATATGAGGTTGCAAATCTTATGTTACCTCTCTTTAAAGCTTTTGGTAAAGCACCTGTTAATGAGGTTGCACCAATACCAACACCAAAAGAAAAATTATCAAATCCAACAAAGAAACAAAAAGAAAGTTTGGAGAGAGAAAAAGAAATAAGATCTCAAGAGGATATTTTTGATCCGACTCCTGATGAAAGAGTAGAGATCGGTACAGACAACCCTATTGAGGTTACACCATTAACAAACCAACCAATGACGTCCGTATTCTATTCAGACATAGAACGCGCGATGACAAACGCACCAGATCAGTTTGCAAACAAACAAGAGCTTCTTGATTTCTTAAATAAAAACAGAATTAAAAAATCCGAGGTCGACGATTATCGTATCAATGCCTTGTTACGATTATACGATGAGGGGATGCCAATACCTAAAGGTGATGTTCTTTCACAAGTTAGATCAGCACCGATCAGCGGTATGCGAGTACACGCAACAGGTCAGGGGTCCGAGATGATCAATCCAAATGGCGCTAGCAGAACACGTTATGAAGGATACGCTAAAGATGGTTTTATTCCTGAAACACAACGTGAAAGAATTTTATACTTAGACAGAAATAAATTACCTGGTGACTCAGGAGAGTATCCAGAGGCAATGTTTGGTGGAGAACAAATATTTCGTCATGAGTTTGGTATGCCTAATGAATCAGATACATACGTGATCGGTTGGACGCGGCTCACGGACCGTTATGGTTTTGTGCCACCAAAGGTAGAAGGACCACAAACAAAAATAAATGTAAGTAAACTCACAAAAGAAAAAACGAAAAATGACCGAAGTTTGCAAGGTTTATATGCTGAGGCAAGAAGTAAAATAGAACGACTAGCTAATCAACGAGGAATGAATCAAGCAGAAATTTTTGATATTATGGCTGACTTTGGTTCTGATACTCCCAAACTATCTGTCATAGCAAAATATGCTGACCAATTAGAGGAGATAAGCCCAGGTTTAGTGAATCAAATGGACGAGCTTGTTGTTAAGAATAACGCGTTACAAGAACAGATAACTAAGGCATCGGGCGTTGATCCGAGCGGCGTGGTCCGTGTGACGTTTGCCGATGAGATACAATCGGATTTATTACAAGCAGCAGCCATGCGTAAACAACAACTGACCGCGGCTCTTCGTAAGATACAAGAAGAAGGCAACACAACAAATCTACAAGGGCTTAATAGATTAGCAGAAGCAACAATGGATTTTTATGAAAAGAATAAATCTGTGTTTAGACCACTAAAGAAAACGGAAGCTGAGGTAAATGTACTGGCACAAAGAGTGGCAAAGATGGATGAAGAAGTAGATGAAATTGTTAATAAGTATATTGAAACAAGAGAAGTAAGTGATGCGGATCTATCAAGACTATCAACTTTACTAAATGACAATCTAGATACAATGATGAAAGAACTTATTGATATAGATTCCAATGCCATAGACGGATTATTTCCTGATCTACCGTTTAAAAATAGAGACGAGTGGGCAGATGCTTTAATTAAAAAGGACTTGTATGAACTAGCGTATAGAAAGTTTGTCTTAAAAGATCCTGATGCGTCATCGTATTATGCGGTGTCACCATCTGAATACGTTATTGACAGATATAGTTTTCAAGGAAATGCTGCAACATCTGCAGCCGATAGAGCGGCCGATAAACAACGACGCTTTGATGTTTTTAAAAGAAGCGGTGAATTTAGAAGTTCACAATACAAAGGTATTGGTATGGACGAGTTTTATGGAGGGCCTAACTCTGTTGATGAAAAAGGTAAACATTATACCTCTACGATAGAAAAGATTTTGAAGAAACAAGCGCAGAGTAATAATTCAGAAATCATTACCATGCCTGTACAAGTAAAAAGGGGAAAAGGGTCAACACAATACCGTGTTACCGATCAAAATGGTAATATGGTAGCAACCTTAACCAATGAAGATCAAGCAAGAGAACTACTTGTGTCAAATCCAAATTACAGAATTCAACCTATCGCCATACCTAACAAAAAAGACATGGAGCCAGTTTTTGCTATTAAAATTACTCCTGAGATGTTAGAACCCTATAAGACACATAAAGCACAAGGTGGACTTGTCGAGCATATTGATATATTTGAGGTATAATGGTTGAGAGAAGAATAACAGGTGAACCTACACAAGTAATAGCTGAAGAGGTAACAGTAGAAACTCCTGATGAACTAACAGTTGAAAACATTGAAATGACAGAAGATGGAGGGGCGTTAGTCAATCCAATGGATGAACAAGAAGAAGTAGAATTTGATTCTAACCTAGCTGAGTACATAGATGAAAAAGATCTACAGGATATGTCATCTGATCTTGTCGGTGATTACAAAGAAGATAGTTCTTCTCGAGAAGAGTGGTATGATGCTTATGCAAAAGGATTAAAACTACTTGGATTTAAGTATGAAGATAGATCACAACCTTTTCAAGGAGCAAGTGGTGTAACACATCCTTTATTATCAGAGACAGTTACACAGTTTCAAGCTCAAGCTTACAAAGAATTATTGCCTGCAAATGGTCCCGTCAGAGTACAAATGATTGGTAAATCTGATCCACAAAAAGAACAACAAGCTCAACGTGTACAAGAGTTTATGAACTACCAAGTAATGCATGTCATGGAAGATTTTGATCCTGACTTAGATCAAATGTTGTTTTACTTACCTCTATCTGGTTCAAGTTTTAAAAAAGTTTATTATGATTCTACAATGGGAAGAGCTGTATCAAAGTTTATTCCTAGTGAAGAATTAATTGTTCCGTACACCGCAACAGATTTAGGAACAGCAGAGAGAATTACACATGTATTAAAAAGAACAGAAAACGATATTCGTAAATTACAAGTCACAGGTTTTTACCGTGATGTAGATTTAGAAGAATATGAAGATGCTGAAACAAATAGTATTCAAACAGAAGTTAATCGTTTGGATGGTGTGAAAGAAACAGGGTCTTACAAGAATGATTCATATACATTATTAGAAATGCATGTTGATTTAGACGTGCCAGGATTTGAAGATCCTGACGGAATTAAATTACCTTACATTGT